GTTCGTTACTCAGCGACAGCGAGAACGAGACCAGCTTCAGGACGATACACCTGAACCCCGTACAGGCAGTCAGCCGTATACAGAGTAGACAGGTATTCCTGTTTGTACTGGGTTTGCGAACGTACTGTATGCTGATCTGCAAGGACAACAGCGTCCCTGTGGAAAAGCAAGGCAGCACGGGTATCAACAGACGACGCGGTATTAGCCGACGCAGCTTCTATGTTTACGCAGTTAGCGGATACATAGACGTCAACGCCGTACAGATTACCGACGAGACCGGACTGTACTGCTTGTCCAGTAACAAAGTCAGAAGATACATAACGATCAATACCCATAATTGTCTTCCGAACAGAAGGCGGGATAATGAGTACACGCTCTTCCATAGGAACGTTGTTGTCGTCAAGTTTCTGAATCATGTCACGGAAAAACGCATCAGTAAATACGTCCGCAGCGACAATAGTGTCGTCGGTGTACTGAGTCGTAGTACCGCCGTCATTGAAGAAACAACCAGTGTGCTGATAGTCAGTAGGGGCTACTGCACCAGAGTACACGATTGCGCCGCCGTCACCAAACCCTGTGCCCGTCGCGTGAAGGTCGGAGTCGACCCGCGTGGCAAGAGCATAACCAGCGTCTTCCGTATAAAACTGTCGCAGGCTGCTGAGAGCCTGGACTTCTACAATGTCCTCAATGAGACGTGAGTACTCAAAGTGACGATTGATGTCAACGGTCAGTTCGCTTTCGGTGTTGGCAATAATAGTAACTGCCGTATCCGCTGATTTAGCAGCGGCGTCACCACGGGTTGGTTTAGGAATATGAAGTTTGTCGCCCTTCTTGCCAGTCATTGTAATCTTTTTGACAAGGGGAGCCATCTTCAGGTTTTTTTGATAAGCAGCAATGATTTCGTCCGACCAAATTTCGGGGACAAAAGTTGCCGCTTCTGTTAACGCAGTATTACCACCTGCGCCGGGATATGTTGCAGTAGCCATTAGTCAATTACTCCATTAGTTATTTGACTCGACCCTCCGCGTATGCCTTCAGTATTTCTTCTGATAAAGCTTGATAACGTTCGGGGTCAGTTTTTATTAGTTTAATAATGTCGGCCCTACGATAGACTTTTCTACGGGTCTGCTCACCGCTTCCCTGTGCGCTGCCTGTATTAGCTGCCTTTAACTGTTGCTTCCGCGCCTGTTTTTCAACAGAAACGGTTTGCTGTGCAACTGTCCTACGTTCTTTCCAGAGCGTAAACAGTTCATCAGCGGCTTCAGCATTAAAATTTTGGTCAGCTTCTGCAAACAACTGAGTCCTAATCTTAGAAGATTTTATCCAGTTAACAAACTTCTCATCTTGAAGAACGTCTTGCATGTCTGGATGTTTGCCTTTAAGTTCCGCCAGTGAAGACTGTTTCTTGTACTGGTTGGAATACTGTTCGGCTTCCTTAATCTTAGGATGATTTTCAATAGCACGATTAACGGCTGCTTGAGGGTCCGTAAAATAATCTAAATCATCTTCAGGCTCAACTGTATGTTGAGGTGCTGATTGCTGCGGTTGACTAGTAACGTAGTCATCCACAGCTTTACGAAGCTCACCCACCTCTGTTGACTGACGTCCTAGAAGCTTCTCAGCCTCCTGGTGCATCTGTACAACTTCTCCCAGAGACTTGTTTAAGTACTTCTCTGGTACTGCTGCGGGTTCTTCTTCTTGAGGTTGCTCAACTTCATCTGCAATCTGTTGAATCTCTTCTGCTTCGTCTTCATTTTCTAAGGTATCGTCTGCTTGTTCCTCTGTTGCGAGAGGAGACGGATCAACCATAGCTGCTCTTGACATAATTAAACTCCGTGATTTTAACCATTATGGAGAAGGGGTCTTAGCTCTACCTGCTTGTTCGTGTTCTTTTAGCCATTTTAGGTGTCTACCGGGGAAGTCCCCACTAGACCCGTCTAGGATAAAAGCCGGGGCAGACAGTAGTTTTGTAGCCGTTTTGCCACAACCGCACCTACTGGTTGTAACGCCACTTTGCACAAATTTTTCAGATACGTGTCCTGAAGGACAACAAAAGTCGTAGACTTTAAGCATCTTATGCTTCTCCCAAGTCAGGGGCTTCTGCTTGCTCTCGTGCTGCTTCAATAGCACCGTCTAAATTTATGACGGCACGAAAGGCTGCGAGTTGGCCCTTACGGAAGAAAAGCTCTTCTTCGT